ATACTTAATAATATAATAGTTTTATAATAAAAGCAACAGAAAAACACCGTTGAAATCATTGGATTTTTTAACTCATTGAAAACATTGGATATTTTATTAAGAAAAACTCAATGATTTCAACGGTGTTTTTTTAAAAAAACCTGTTGATTTTTTAATAAAAATATACGATTATAATAATATAAGGAATGGAGATAAAAATGACTGTGGCATTTACGGGAAATATGACTACCGTGTTTACTGGACAGAAAGCTTACGTTACTCGTAAGCTACGTGATCATCAGCGACGTGGCTGGGCTGTTGTTCGTTCTCATAAGCACCCTGATGGGTCTGAAACTTACGTTATGTCTTATGTTGGTAAAAAATAAGGAGCTTAATATGGGTGGTCGTGTATCAGCTTTTTCTGAGGATTATTTTAAAATGCAGCAACTTTATCCAGAACAATATGTTGTAACGAGTAAGAATAGAAAATATTCTTGGAAGCGCATCAACCTTCTCGTTGAAGAAGGTTGGAAGCTTAAATCTCAGAATGTCGATAAAGACGGGTTTATCCGTTCAGTATTGGTAAAGTAATATGCAGCTCAATTATAATGTTTCCAAAAATGGTAAAACATTAGGTGTGTATGATCAAAAAACCTATGGTGGTATTATAGAATACTACGTAGGACCTTTTGATACAGTTGATGAGTGCAGGCAGTATTGTAAAGAGTATTCAGATGCCTGGGAAATGGGGTATAATGGTCGTGCAAAAGCAACCATTATAGAAGATAAGCATTACGCTTCTTGTAGTCGTTGGTCATCTTGTGATTAATAAAGGATCTGCTATGAAAAAACAATATTTTATGTATATGCCTGAAATGTCTTGGATGTCACATGATCCAAGCATAGAAGATCGTTTAGTACCAATTAGAGTGACAGAAGCACCATTGGTTGTCTATAATCCGATTAAGTTAAAAAATATAGATGATTCAATTCCACCATCAGCATGCACGCTTGTAATTTATGGTGAAAGGAATTGGGATGCAGTTAATGTATATAGAAGTTAAATATTAAGAAGTTCTATAAATCAAAGTATCGTTATTTTGTGGTTGAGCAGGTTCTGCATCAGCTAATGCCGAAAGGAGAGCTAACCACTCTCCTTTTCTTATTTCCCAATTGTAGAAATAATCAAAGTATTGCTTTTGAAAATCTAGATAAGGGTCTGTTGAACCTTTATTCTTAATAATAGTTCTGATAGCATTATCTAACGTATTTGCAAATAGAACTGCATGTGCATTAGGATTTTCATTCCATGGGTACATCATAGCAAAGTTAGCGCAAGTCTCTGGAAGAGCAGCAAAGTTAGGGCATACTACTAAATTTTTAGCAGACATAGCTTCTACAACAGATATACAGCTTGTTTCTGGCCATATGCATGGATAAGCATAAATGTGAGACTTCTTAAGAGCTTCTCTAACTTCCTGGTTGGATACACCACCATGGTATGTAATCTTAGGATGAGCTCTACAACGATCAAAAAGAGCTTTATATTGCTCATCGCGTTGTTCCCAACCATAAACACTAAAGCTAGAATATACATCTAAATGTATATTATCAAAAATATTACATAGTTCTTCAAATACTGGAACTAGAATTTCTAATCCGCGATGCGGTGTAGTATGATAAATTAAACGTACTGTACCGTCATATTCTTTTACATCAATATCGATAGGCTCAATAGCATTTTTAATTACCATACAATCTTGATATGGTACACCTAGTATGAGATTATATAATTGCATCTGCCAATTAGATACACAAACAATCTTATTAAATCTCTGACGGCTACTAGCTTCTTTTAGGTGTTGTGATTCTGGGTCATTTGGAAGATCATGGAGCCAAAGAATCTTACGCTTATCAGAGCTAACGTCTCTGACTCTAGATAAAATAATTTGAAATTTTTCTAAAAGATCTGCTGGAAGATCTCTATAGAGACGTTCTTGCATAAGCTCAGAACCGCCTCTGGCGTTCTTATTCAGTTCATTCTTTTCCATAACAAATAACTCACAAATTAATAATTAATCTTTTTTTTCTTCACGCACTATAAAACTAGGAAGTTTCAATGAAACTTTTTCATCCTGTACACCAATTAGAAGATGTGCTGCTAGTGATAAAATACTCCATGAGCAAAAACCACAAGCCACTGATATTGCTACTATATTATCGGTTGTAGAATATAAATTCAACCATTCTATAATAATAGGAGCAAAAACAATAGCAGTTATAACACTCAAACCAGATCTAACAGATGCATCCCAAACATTATTAGGTCTAAAAAACGCCATAAATGACACTCCGCCTACCAGACCAGCTAAACCAGTAATCATTTTCGTCATAAGCGACGATGTTAAGGGATCAGACATATAAACCTCAGTCAAAAAACGCTACTGACTTTATTTATAAATCTCTAGTATTGAATCTAAACGGAACGATCTCCAGCTGTCGTTTTCTATATCCCAGACTGAAACTGAATTATCATTTACAGTTTTCTCTTTATCAGTCTTTTTTTCATAAGGCTTAATATAAGCCTCATTTAAAGTACATCGCATAGTACGCTCAGAGCCATCTTTTTTAGTAAATTTGACGCTAATTATACCACCATGTAGCATATTCATAAGGTTTGATTTAGATATGGTCTGCATGTCCACCGGAAATCTCCTCTAGATATTCTCTCAATTCATCATAACCACCGATATGCTTACCGTTAACTTGAACAATAGGCACTGTGCGAACACCTGGGAAAGTTTCTATAACAAAATCTATCCCCACATCTTCACCTACATTAAAATAGTTGTATGGAATATTTTTACTATCTAAAAGATTTTTAGCAGCTGCACAATATGTACAGTCGTGTTTACCGTAGACATTAATCATTTGAAGTCATCCTAATACCCATATCCTTATCTGGTCTCTTCCATGGACCGAAAGCAGCAGAATGAGTACCTTCTACGCGAATAAAACGCTTGTTAGTTTCATTTTTATTTGGATTAGGAATAGTTACCATAACTTTCTTACCAACAGCCCATGCATTAAGCTTGTTAAGAATCTTATCTAACTCTGAACGATCAGCACGCATAGCCCTTACAGTATCTTTAGAAATACTGTCTCTTTGACCTTTAGAAGAATATTTGGCTCTTGATGTTTTCTTACCCATAATTTATTCCTTTATCACTATTCTGCTACTTCAATAATTTTCTTTTGTGTAATTGTAGTACAACTTATACATTTAAAATAGAGTGTGCTGTGTTCTGGCTGTAGCCCATTAGGAACAAAATCAATAAGAATTAATGATCTATCACCTGAACCACAACTTGGACAATTACCTATTACTACAGGAACATTGCTACCTAGCTCACTGCACACTCTAAGTTCGTTATTAGGAAGCATTTGCTTTCTTTGCTCTTGACTTCTTAGGTGCGCTTACATCTGCAGTCTTCTTTGAAGTTTTAGTAGCTTTAGGTGCTTTAACAACCTTAGGAGCTTCAACTGCTGGTGCAGCTTCTTCTACCTCCGGCTTAGCTTCAACTACTGGAGGTATAATTCTGTTTGGGTTTACTTCGTGTGTTGCCCACTCTTCTTCTGAAAGTTTATGAAGACCTAAACATGAACCTGTTGGACTACGACCACAACCACATTGAGAACTTTTCTTAAGCATTTCAACATCCTTTTTCACTGTTTCATTAATTTCTTGTGCTTCTGCTTTAGTACCAAAACCAAACAGACTTGCAAACCATTTAGATACACTCATTTTTTTTCTCCTGTTCATATCCATATTTACAAATAAAATAACTATCAATTATATCAGATGATGGATTCCATTGTTTATCGGTCATCACCAGTTTCTTTTTAATGTAATAATTTGTTTCCTGTTCAAAGCAATCTTGTAAAACTTGTTTATTAGAATTACCTTTACCGGTAGCAAATTTCTTAATAACCGTTGGAGCTATTATATTATATGTATGTTTTTGTTTCCATAGATAATGTTTTAATAATCCAGCATTTTCAGCGATATTAAAAACCATACCTGTAGAACCCATTGAATAACCTTCTAAGTATATAATATCACCTTCTTTTAATTTATTCAACACCCAATTGGTAATATTAAAAAATCTTTCTTCATTAGTAAAATACGGGGCGTGTAGGTCCCCCTGTATATTATCAATATCTATATCATATTTCTTAATGTCAGTAAGATAGTAAAACTTACATGCTGAAAACTTAAATTTATCAGATTCACTAATACATATACAGGGGGATGATAGACTGTAATCTATCCCTACAATTCTCATATTATTCTTCTGAATCTTCTATTTCCCAATCATCATTGGTTTCATAGTCGTCATCTTCTTCGTGCTCTTCATCTTCATCATCATCTTCAGATACGATATCATCTTGATATAGAGACCAGGCATTATCAAAAGCATCATCAATACCATGAACAACTGTCTCTATATACCCTTCATCTACATCATCAGAAGCTTCTAAAATTGTCTTGTAAATATCAGTTCTTGTTTCTTCGTCTTTTACTAGTTCCATAAGAGAGTCAATTATCTGTTCCCAATCCATTTTTTGTTCTCCTTTTAGATTTAATTTCTTTCATAATCTGTTTACGTTTGTCACTAGGATATGACGACCAATCTTGAATTTGCTGAGTACTGCGTCCACACTTAACGCAATACTCAGTTGTTACGTCCAACTCACAATTAGTTGTGCAGGGTGACTCAGAAGAGCTCACATCCACCTCCAACACATGCTGCTGACCCTATTGTATCTACGTCTATATATTTGATCTCTTTCAACTCATCTTCCCATTTAATATCTTGGATAGTTTGTTGAATTTTTTCCCATTTATGGAGTAGATAAACATCTTTAAAGCAATATTCTGTCTTCTTAACATCTCCGTTAAAATAGTTTGTAGCAAACTTCTTGAAACGGCGAACCCAATCTCTCTTGAGAGTATTCTGATGATTATCTGCAGAAAGATCTTCACCAAAACCATTAGCAGTCATACAGGCCATCCAGAGATTATCAAATGCTTTGAGTGCTTCAACTATAATACCAGAAGCCATAATTGCACCTGCACCATACTTCTCAGTAAGTTGTGCTGCATTTAATACCTCAGTGTTTGGTGCCTGATAATAATCCTTATCACCTGTCATAGGAAGAAATGAAATACCTGCAAAGTAATCTTTGTTTACAAATACGTACTCTTCAATCTCACCCCAATTATCAACAATAACTGTATTAGATACATTATGACGAATACCGGGATGTGAACATAGATCAACGTTAGTGCCTGCATTGACCCAAAACTCTTGCGCTTTCTTAATTAGATCTAGATGCTTAATACCAATTAAATCATCCTTATAGATGGAACCTTGCTTAGATACAACTGGGAAAGAAATAACATAATCTGTCTTACCAGATGACCAAGCTGATTCTTCTACCATATTAGGATTAAACTTTTTAATTAATTTAGCTACTTCTGTCTCTTTATTCAACTGTACATTACGAATATACATTGGTGAATGTTCTGCGTGAATACCGGAAGCTGTCATTAGAAGGACTGATGCATTACCTGATGGCTTAACGCAAGTAGTGCGAGCAGCTGGATTAATCCCAAGAAGAGTAGCAACTTCTTTATTAGTTTCTCTGACAATTTCAGCTCCTTTTTGTAGGATCTTTTCATTAAACAATGTTGCTGGATTATTCATCCAACCAGTTATTGAAACACCTAGTAGAGCTTCACGATCAAAAATCTTTTTAGATGTAGGTGAAAGGAATCTAAAATCTGTATAGCCGGCTTGTAAGGTTCCTAAAATAGCACCTGCACGACATGCTTTATAAAATGTTTCTTCGCTATCGCATAATCCGCCGTTGATCTCAGTTAGATTACATCCTTGCCATCCAGACTCACCGTCGATTTGAGGCCACATACCAATCTCAACACAAGGATTAGTTGTCATATCTTTATCATCAACAAAGAAGAATCCTGGTTCTCCAAATTGCTTTATTGACCCCATAAGAGCTGCAAACTGCTCTCTAGTAATCTCATCACGGACGATAACAGCGGAATTATTACTGCGACCGCGCTGAGGATTATCAATATACCAGTTGCCAGTTTTAGCGGCAGCCATCTCGTTATCATTGGAGGAGAAAAGACAAATCGTAGCACTTCTACGGACACCCCCAGATAAAACAGCATCAGCAGCGTGCATAACAATGTCGTATACATGAATAGGCCTTAATGTTGTGGTTTTCTCACTAAGTGTAAGTCCTGTTAATATATATTCAATTCTGTCTAAAGAACGACGAAGAGGTTCTGGGCCTGGTGCCTTAAACCCACCAGAAATTTTTGCACCCTTTGGTCTAATATTAGAAAGATCTAGTGCAACTTTACGGCCTGCATATTCTGGATACTTGCCGCCATTTTCAAAGAAGGATGACATAAGAACATCTAGTGCTGTCGCCCATCCTTCAATTGAGTCTTCTACTACGTGAACTTTAGGTGCTTTAGTACGGTGGATAATTTTAGGTAGTTTATCAATATGATGCTTTTGAACGGAGAAACCGGCACCAGCACCACAAAGAAGAATATAGAATACTTCACCGAAGAATGCAGGACGGTCTGCATAAGAAGAGGTACAATTATACATACGCATCTGATGCTTTAGGAGTTGATCACCACCAAATTGTAGAGAACGCTGTGCACCAAGAACTAATTTCTGTTTATAAGCTGTTGTTGCTTCGTCAATATATGTCATTAACTTAGATGACATTTTGTCTGCATAAAATCCCATATGCATTTTAATAACACGATCTACTGCTTCATTCCAAGTTTCGTATCTTCCTTCATTCTCAATATATCTTGCATACCCTTCATAAAACTTGGCATCAGATAAAAGTTTTTTAGCGTCTCTATAAGTAGTCATGTTATTATACCTCTTTTTCTTGTTCTTTTTTCTTTATTGTAAACGTACCGTCTTTATTATCATTCCATTCAAGTTCATCATCAACCGTCCATCCTAAAGCAGCAATATCAGCTAACATATCGTCTGGAATAGGAAAATAGTAGTCACCTTCCCTAATATCAAATTGAATTTGTACTGTGAAATTTTTCATACTTTTCTCCATTGTTGAAGCATTATCTTTGCAGTTAATCCTTCAAATGTATTAGCGTCAATAATATGCTGGACTGCTGGGCCAGTAAGATCAGCTTTTAATATCATATCGTTGATGTCTTTTTCCTCGATATTAGATGGCCAAATACATACTTTGTATCCTTGATCAATAGCTTTCTCAATTTTCTTTACAATTTCTTTGTTACGTGGTTCATTATCATATATAACAACTATTTTATCTCTATCTGCTACATTGGCTAATATAACATCAGAACCTGCCATTGCAATACAGTTATCAAGGAAAAGACTATCGATTGGACCTTCAACTACATAAACCCTTTTAGATTTATCAATAGAATCTAGTCCAAATAACTTTTCCTTTGTATCATCGAATATTACTGTAGAATATCGTAAATTGGATACTTTACTAATGGAACGACCTGTACAACCAAATACGTATCCTTTAGCATCTATGAAGGGAAATACAATACGAGGCTCATCTAACTTAAGAGCCTTGTCATTGAACTTCTCTGGTAGTATATTATTTACCCAGTGATAGTATGTATGGGAATAATAAATTTGAAAATGCGCATTAGAAGGAATACGCCTGTCAACTATGTACTTTTTTGCTGGATGTTCCGGTTTTAACTGTGAAATCTTACGTAATTCTTTAAAAGGTTCGAA